ACTAATTATACGAATTAATTAAATATTATTTTTTAAATATACTTAATAATTTTTATAAAATGAATATGATATAACAGTATTTTTTATGAAATTTTTGATAATTTTTATAAAAATAGGTGTATATTCTTTTTTATGCAAAAAATATTTATCTTCGATAAATATTTTTTTATTTTTTATGAAAAATTTAATAATTTTCTTAAAAATAGGTGTATATTGTTTATATTTTGTCTTATAATAATAATAATTTATATAATTACTTCATATAATTTTGTTTTTATAAATTAATAAAAAACAAAATTATCAAAAATTTGATATTACTATTATTTATTAAATAATTATATTTTATAAATAATAATTAATATTATTTTTAAATATACATTAATTTTCATTAAGACTTAATTTCATAAATAATTATTACTCACAAATTATATCAATTATTTTAACATTTATTATTAAATATATTATTAGAAAATAAATAATACACTTATTTTTATGAAAATTATCAAAAATTTTATAAAAAATAAAATTTAATAAATTTATATAATTTTGCAAGTAATAATTATTTAATTAATAAATAGGTATATTTAATGAGCATAAAAAATATACGTGTATTTTTTTCTGTATAAAATTTATTTATTTTTGATAAATAAATTTTCATTTTTTATGAAATTTTAATAAAAATGAATATAAAGTATATTTTATGATAATTAATTATCATTTATTTTTATAAATTTTACCATTCATTTAAATCTAATATAAATAAATAATTATATTCTTTTATTAATTTATTAAAATAAGTATAAGATGACAACCATTTATTATATTTACTTAAATCTATTTTAATAAAATTATTTTTAGATTTATAAATTTTAAATTTATTACTTAAATTCTGATAAATAATAAATTTTGTAATAATTTTTAAAAAGTTTCTAAAATAATTAATATCAAATAAAGTTATCATATATTCATTTTCATCTAAAATTATATCATAATAAATTTTCCAAATATTATTAAATATATATTTTTGATTATTATAATAAAAATAACATAAATTAATGGTATTTATGTATTTCTCTAATTCTAAAAATTTAGTATCTATATTCCTTTTATATTTATGAATAATTATTGCTATTTCAGATATTATATATTTATAAATAATATCATATTGTAAAAAATATTTAACTAAATCTGGTAAATATATTACATCGTATAATGAATATTTTAATACATTTGGATCTAAATTATAAATATCTATATTTATTAAATAAATAGGCCCTATTATATCTTCTATATTATCTAATTCATCATATTTTTTTTGATTTATTATATTTGTAGATAACAATAATTTATATATTGAACAATCTTTTTTATATTTATAATCACATAAATATTTAGTATCATAAAAATTAGAACAAAAATTATTTATATTTTCTTCAGTTATTAATAATTGATCAAATAAATATGGAATATCTAAAGATTCGCCTCCGTGTAATATTTTAATTATATCTTTTTGTGTAAGTAATTTAATTAAAATGTTATAATTTTTTTTTTTCATATCTGGTGGATATAATATAAATATATATCCTATATTTGATTCATTTTCTAAATTTATCTGCATTAATGCTATATCTCTTTTTGTTTTTGATACTTTATTATATTCAAAATCTAATCCTAAATAATGATTCTCTTTAATATTACTTGATTTATTTTGAATAAATTTTTCAAAAATATCTATCATATATTTTTCTTTCTTAATATTATCTACTTTTAATATATAATATTTTTTATCATTATCATTATTAAATTCATTGGTTCCATATAATATATAATCATAAATCATTAATTATATAAAGAAAATATTTTATAATTCATTTAATAAATTTAATAAAATTTTTCTATTATGATCTATTTGTTCTTTATTATTTTCACTTGCACTAGTATGCCATTTTAAAGTTGTTTCTATAATTTCATCTTTTTTTAATTTAAAATGATTTTTAATAACATCTTCAAATCCTATAGGTGGTGATTTAATCATATCTATCATTGCTAATCCTATAGTATGTGCATATAATTTTTCATTATAAGATTTTGATTGAAGTATACCAGTTTCTGTATTCATTCGTTTTTCCCATCCAGGTTCATTAAAATATGGTTCTTCTACTAATATTAAAGATTGTATAGATATCATTACCTGAATAAATGTTGATGTTTGACTACACCATGACTCTCCTTCTTGTCCTGTCCATGTACCTAATAAAGATAAACATACTTTGCCTGATTCATATAAATTAGGATTAAATCTTACTTTACCTCCACCTGTTGTATTTAATGTAACTGATGGTACACTATTTGGATAATCAGGAGGAAAATAAGCATGAAATTCAAATAAACCATTTTCATAAGGTGTATTATTCGGACCACTAATTAAAAATGTGAATAAATTATTATTAGTTTTGGATATTCTTACCCAAATGGAAGATTCCCAATTTAATGTTAAACTTGATTTAAAACTAGATAATTCAGATACTATACGTAGCAATGCTTTTGCTGTACATGTATTATTTATTAAACCATAATATTTATGATAAGATGGTATATCATATATACCAAATTGCAAATCTTTCATAATTTTAATATATAATTTCTTAATATCATATTCTGTGGTTGATATCATATTTTCAGAATTTTGATTTATATTATTTACTTCCGTAAATTTACTAATAATATTTTTGATATTATTTAAATTATTATCATTTAATTCAATTATATTTAATTCGTTATACAATTTATTTAAATTTGGATAATTATTTTTTACAAAAGCAAATATATTTTTATCATTTAAATATTTATAACTTTCATTTAAAGTTATAAATAATTCATTATAATATTCTATATTTTTCTCTAATTCTAAAATATTAATTCCTTCTAATTGAAGAGAAATATAATTTAATAATAAAGATATTTTTGTGATATCATTATTATTTTTAAATAATATATTTATATTATGTAAACATTTTAATTCTTTATGTTTTTGTAATTCTTTTTCTTGAATATATCCATTAATATCCCAAGCATCAAAACCATCAACACCAAATCCAGTACCTTTTTTCCAATATTTACTATTATCATGAGAATCAGAATTAACATTGATTGGTAATTTAATATCAAATAAATTTTTATTATTATTTATATTTGATATATTTAATAATTTGTTAATTTCATAGTCTAAATGATCTATATTATTATCTAAAATTATATATTCATCTAAATAATCTTTTAATTTATAACCTAAATTAGTCATTATATAATCTAAATTATATGTCGGTAACCAATTTGATATTTTAAAAATGCTTTGATTAATAATCGTAAATAATAATTCTGATTTAATTTTTGGTTTTACATATTCTAATGTAGGCGGCATAAATGGATATAATTTAGAATCTATTATTATTTTTAATTCCATATAATCATAATCATATAATTTTTTAATTTTATCAAAAATTTTATTATTATATTTTAATCTAACTATTAATACATATGGATTATTATTATCTGGAATTATATAATGTTCGTGTGTAAAATTTGAATTCACTTTTTTAATTTCATTTATTATTAATTTTCTCATTTGATGTTTTGATAATAATAAATTTTTTGGATATTTATTATTAATTGTATATTTATTATTATCTTGATAATTATCAAATAAATTATTATATTCTACGAAATCAATATCAATTTTATAATGTTCTGATATTTTTTGTGTTATATTAAATGGATCATTATTAATATCTTGTGATCTAGAATCAGTTAGAACTGATAATAAAGTATCTAATATATTTCTACTATTTTTTTCAAGAAACATAATCTTTGTATTAAAATCATCTATTTTTACTTGATATTCTGAATTTTGAATAATATAACAATATCTATTAAAATCTGTATTAATTTTAAATAATTTATTTTCTATTTCCAAATCAATAAGATAAAATGATAAATAATAATTAGTTGATTTAACATTAATTTGTGTATAATGTTGTTTAATTAAATCTTGAAAATCATCTAAAACCATTATTAATAATAAAAGTTTATTATTAATAATACTTTAATTCAATTTTTTTTGAAAATTCCTATTAAACCTGTTACATATATATCATAAAATATTGTTTTTGTTATCATATTTTCTAAATTTGATAATTCTAATACTATATTTGCAATATCAGATGATTTTATATATTGATATAATTTATGATTTGTATTATCATTTACATTAATAATTTGAATTAATAATTCTTTTAATATTATTAGTAATGAATAATTCTTATTTTTAATTATTTTACTAATTTCATTATAACTAATATTAAAATCATATTCATTATTTAATAAAATATAAAGTATATTATTTATTTCTTCTTCTAATGGCGTACAAGCAATATCATAACAATCATTAATTGTTATATATTTTGTTCTCATTGATATTGATTGTATTAAATTTATTGCTTTTCTTAAATCACCCTGAGATAATATAGCTATACTATCTAAAGCACCTTCTTCATAATTTAGTTTTTCAATTTCAGATATTTGATATAATTTTTTCTTAATATGTTGAATATCTATATTATTAAATCTAAAATTAGCACATCTTGATCTAATTGCTGGAATTATTTTATTTTCATAATTACATATTAAACAAAATCTTATAGATTCTGAATATTTTTCAATTATTCTTCTTAATGCAAATTGTGCATCAAAAGTCATCGAATCTACTTCATCCAATATTATTAATCTTATTCCTTTGTGAAACATATTTGATTTTTCAGCAAATCCTTTAATTTCATCTCTAACTGAATTGATACCTCTATCATCGGATGCATCTAATTTCATAACCATTAATCTTGCATTATCACCATAAATATATTTAGCTAATGCAATAATAGTTGATGTTTTACCTGTTCCAGGTGATCCATAAAATAGTAAATGTGGTAATGATTTATTAATTAATAATTGTTTTATTGTAGTAATATTTTGATCATGACTTATAATATCTTCAATATTATTAGGTCTATATTTTTCAATCCATGGTAAATAATCCGACATTATTAATTAACATAATTATTTTTTAAATTATATTCATTATATAATAAATAAAATTCATATATTGAATATATTCATCACTACCATTAATTAGATTTTGATCAATTTCTAATAATTTACATAATATTAATGCTTTTTTATTGCTAGGTATGTTACTTTCTATAATATAATCATGAAATAATATAATTTGATTAATAATAGAATAGCCTTGAATATAAATGTTATTTATAATAGAATCAATATTAGGATCTTTATTTATTACTGATGACATTAAATTTTCAAATAATTCTTTTGGAATAATACCAGATATTTCATCTAATAAATCATTATTAATTTGTTTTTTATTAGTAGTATAACATTTTTGTAATAAATTTATTGCTTTTCTTAAATCACCTCTTGATATTTTAACGATTCTTTCTAAAGTTTCATCTAAATATTCTAATTTTTCACAATTACAAATATATTTTAATTTATCAATAATATCATGATTGTCTATTATTTTAAATCTAAATAATGAACATCGAGATATAATTGGTTCTATAATTTTAGTATGATAATTACAAATAATACAAAATCTAGTTATTTTTGAATATTGTTCTATAATTCTTCTTAGGGCGAATTGTGAATCAGGTGTCATTGTATCTGCTTCATCTAAAATAATAATTTTCCATGGTGGTATACCTTCAACATGTTTGACACTTTGTTTCGCATAATTTTTAATTTTTTCTCTAATAATATTTATTCCTCTTTCATCAGATGCATTTAATTCAACTATTCTATCTTTATAATTATCAATTCCAAAAATTTCTTTAGCTAAAGCATGAATAGTTGATGTTTTACCACAACCCGAAGGTCCAAAAAAAATTAAATGTGGAATATTTTTAGTGATTAAAGCAGTTTTTAAAGATTCAATTACATGTGCTTGAGAACTAATATCATTAAAATTATTAGGTCTATATTTTTCAACCCATAAATAATTATTATTCATTATTTATAATAATAATATATTTCTTATATAATTTATCATACACCTATTTTTATAAAAATTGCTGAAAATTGATAATTTTTTTAACAATTTTTAATAATGACCTATTCAATAGAGGTTAGGAATGATTCGCCGAGAAATAAATCAAATATTTATTTCTCGGCTTAATAATGAGATAAACATTTTTGATTTTTATCTCATTGTTTCAATAAATCATATATAATCAATTTTTCTATAAACCTTATTCATTATGCACCTATTTTTATAAAAAATATCAAAAATTTCATAAAAAATAGAAAAATATTTATCTTCGATAAATATTTTTTGCATAAAAAAGAATATGTATATTCTTTTTTATGCCTATTATACCATATTAATTTTATAAAAATTATTTAGTATGTTTCATGCGTAAGCATGAAACCTATGATGAATAAAAAATCAAAGATTTTTTATTCATCATACGACAAAAAATCAAAGATTCCCCGTCTTAAGATTAGAATAAATCGAAGATTTATCCCAATCGTACATTTAAAAAATAATACACTCATTTTCAAAAAAACTATTAATTTTTTTTAAAAAGGATTAAATATTTCATAAAAAATATTATTTGTATATTTTTATAGGGAAATATTCATAAATATTTTATTTTTTAATAACAAAAAATAAGTGCGTTTGAAAAAAAAATTTGTGAGAGATCCCATTAACATTAAAATATTTTATGAATAATAAAAATATAAATAATATTAATCTTTAATTATTTTTATATTTTTGTATATGTTTAAATGAATGCGAATAATAATTATTAAAA